ATGGATACTGTGTTGAGCAAGGCAGAGAAAGAGGAGCTAATGAGCCTCCTAGAGTTGGCTCCTGCTTGCTATGGGAACTTTCCTTTGATGCAGCAGAAATATAAGAAAGCTTCTCTAAAATTGCATCCTGACAAAGGGGGAGATGAGGAAAAAATGAAGAGATTGAACAGTCTTTTCAGTAAAGTTGTTACCAGCTTGGCTGAATTGAGAGATCAACCTCGCTCCTTCTCCTCTCAGGTAAATTTGCTGGATAAACTGTTCTTTACTGCTGGGGATTATTATGGTCCTCAATTTGATAAAAAGATGGTCAAAGATTTTGACCTATGCTGTAAGCAGGGATTAAGTTTATCCTGCAGATGTGTTTGCTGCCGGCTGGAAAGACAGCATCTCCAATTAAAAAAAGAAAAAAGCAAGCCTTGTCTTGTGTGGGGAGAGTGCTTGTGTTTCAGTTGTTATAGGCATTGGTTTGGATTAGACCTCAATGCTGAGACTCTGCACTGGTGGAAATACTGTATCTGGAGATTGCCTATGGGATGGTTGAATTTGGGAAAATATAATTCTTAGGTAAGTTTTTTTTTAGGACATTCCTACTTATGGCACCCGGGAGTGGGAGCAGTGGTGGGAAGAATTCAATGGTGAAGAAGATGACCTCTACTGTTCTGAAACCATAGATTCCAGTGATGAGGAATACCAGCCTTCATCCGGGAGTCCCAGAAGCCCCCGAGCCTCTACTCCTGAGCCTTGTCCTCCTTCTTCTCCCCCTACCCCTCCTCCCCCATCCCCTACTCCTGCAGCTGATCCTGCTTCTCCTGCTTCATCTGGGAGGTCTTCACCTCTGCTGCATACCCCCCCACCGGAGACCCCCAACAACAACAAGAGAAAGAAGTCACCGCCATCAGCTTCCCAGCAGAGCTTCTCCACACCCCCGAAGCAGAAGAAAATGGATGCACCATTAGATTTTCCAGAGGAACTGAGACCTTTTCTGAGCAGTGCTGTTTTCAGTAATAAGACTGTAAGTGCTTTTCTGATATATACAACTAAGGAAAAAGGACTGGTTCTGGTGGACAGTCTGGAAAAGTTTGATCCTAATTATAGGGGGTGTTTTAAATATAAGGAGTACTCTCTGGTTTTTCTCTTGACCCCCGGGAAGCATAGAGTATCTGCTGTTACTAATTACTGCAAGCAATTTTGTACTGTTAGTTTTATCATGTGTAAAGCTATAATTAAGCTGTTAGATTGCTATGATACCCTCTGCAAGGAACCTTTTCATATCCTCAAAGAAAATCCTATGTTTGGCCTCTGTTCCTCTCAATTTCAGGACCCTTCTGAGAAAGGGACCCCTTCTGTGAATTGGGTACAGCTTAGTGAATTTGCAATTCAAATTAAGTGTGAAGATCCTCTGCTTTTAATGGGATTTTACTTAGATTTTGCTACCCCCCCTGGTGCATGCTCAAAATGTAATGCTAGAATTTTAAAATTGCATTATACCCATCATGAGAAGGAGCATAAGAATGCTTTGCTGTTTAAAGAGTGTAAAAGTCAAAAAACTGCTTGTCAACAGGCCTGTGATAGCTATACTGCCTCTAAAAGGTTAAAACTTCTGGAGAGTACAAGAGAGGACCTCCTTTTGGAGGCAATGCAAGATGTTTTGCAAAGAATGGATGATTTGCTTGTGGGGGATATAAGTTTTCTCATGTATATGGCTGGAGTTGCATGGTTATCTTGTTTGATGCCTGATTTTGATGAGGTGATTAAGAAAATTATCCAGTATATGGTAGAAAATACCCCTAAGAGGAGGTATATTTGCTTTAAGGGCCCAATTAACAGTGGAAAAACAACTGTTGCTGCAGCTTTGCTAGACCTTCTGGGTGGGAAAACTCTTAATATCAACTGCCCCCAGGACAAACTGCCTTTTGAACTTGGATGTGCTATAGACCAATTTATGGTTGTATTTGAAGATGTAAAGGGGCAGGCAGGAGATAATAAGAACCTTACTCCTGGCCAAGGAATACACAACCTTGATAATTTAAGAGATCATTTAGATGGAAGTGTTAAGGTCAACTTGGAAAAGAAGCATGTGAATAAGAAGAGCCAAATATTTCCTCCTGGTATAATTACTATGAATGATTACTTTATCCCACCCACATTACAAGCAAGGTTTGTTCAAACAGTGAATTTTAGGCCAAAACAGTACCTCAGAAATAGCCTGGAGAAAAATCAACACATTCTCCAAAGGAGAGTGTGCCAATCTGGAATAACTATGATGTTATTACTTATTTGGTGGCAGCCTGTCTCCTCTTTTCATGAGGAGATCCAAGAGAAGGTTGTGTACTGGAAAGAAACCTTATGCAAATATGTTCCTTATGGTACATTCTTGGATATGAAACAGAACATCCTGAATGGGGATGATCCTCTGAAAAATATTGCTGTTTATGTCTCAGATGATGAGGAAGAGGAGTCTGAAAAAAATACTGAGGATTCTGGTGTTGTTCCTTAAGCTTGCTTTTATTCAATAAAATTACATTGACATTTGATCATTTGTCTCCTCTGGTTTTTTCTCACTTCTTTGTCTTGGGATAGGTACAGGGGGACTCCTGATGACACTTGTGGGGAGGGAAGCAGGCCCTTGAGGTTTGGGGGTGGGGGGAGGGGTGACATCATTCCTTGATATTACTAAGGGGAAAGTGGTATACTGAAGTTTCCCAGCAGATGCAGGTGCTGGTTCCCTTTCCACTTCTGTTCTGGGCCTTTCCCTCTCTGGGGGTGGGGGAAGGGGTTGAGGTTGTGGAGTTGGGGGAGGGGGAGGAGGTACAGGCTCATTGGATCCAAGGCCTACATTGGATCCTGGTTGACCAAGAGCTGCAGGAGGAACCTGGACATGGGGGACAGCTGTCTGCTGCTGTCCATACTTATCAATAAATCTCTCCATATCAGGATCTCCAGGTAAGCCCTCAGTTCCTTCATAAATCCTCACCTCCTCCACCTGAGAGGCCTGTCCACTCATGGGCTGGCCTTGCATAGTAGGCATAAGACTTGTAAACAGAGAACTCAAAAGTGAAGTAACAGGATAGGGGTTTTTCACAAATCTTTTCCTAAGAGTCACATTAAAGTACCTAGGAAGCCCCCTATAAGCCATTTTTCCACTAGGATTAATAAAGAAACCACACACATCAGCAGCACTAAGGAAAAGTCCATCCCCTTTACAAAGGGGGCCCACTCCATTTTCATCAAGTAGAACAGTAGTTAAAGTATTGGTGAATTGCAGCACAGGTGGAGTGGTTTGGCCTCCAGTGAAGCTCCCAAAATATCTTGAATTCTCATTCCTTGCAGGATCAGGGCTCCACACTTCAATAGGATAAGCTCCATCCTTATTCAATTTCCCTTTAGCATGAGGATCCAGCACTTGTTTCTGAGCATTCATAGGACTGGGCACTATGAGGCCTTGGGGATAGGTAGTCCTGTAACTTGCAACAACAGCTTGTAGATCCAAAGGTTCCCCTCCCACAGAAAACATATGATAAGTAGACCCTTCCACAGGAACAGCAGCACCATAATCATTATACATTTTCTTAGCAAAGAAATGCTGGGTCATCAGAGAAGAAACACCCACCACCTCAGTTTTCACAGACACAGCCTCCCACATTTGAATTGTATCACAAGTCATATCCTCATTCAACATGGGAAGGCTAATCCTAGCACAGGAATAGGTGGGAAGGGTATTGGAGGGAGGGGAATCTGCAGTTATAGCAGTGGCTACAACCACACTCTCACTGTACCCATACATGACATCAGAAGACTGATTATTCCCCATTCTTGGATTAAGGAAAGCTTCAATTGTTGTAATACTGTCACTCCCAGTTTTTACAGCAAGCACTTCTATTCCTCCTTTTATGATAAGCTTAGGTACTGGGCTAACATTAGGACAGGTCCTACTGCCTCCTTCTTTTCTTTTTGGGGCCATCTTCTTCAGCTTCTATTTGTTCAATGTAGGTACTCCAAGTGGGTGTTATATCTCCGTAGAGGCCTAAAATTAAAGGGAGCATCCAATCAGGGGTGACCCTTTGGAAAGCACCCCCTGGCGGCTCATACTTTTCCACAATCTGTCCTGACTCCTCTCTAGATTCCTTTTCAAGTTCTTCAAGATTAGATCTGTCTGGAGGCCTTTGGCCTATCCTTCTAAAGAGTTGCCTAGCTTGTGGAGGGTTAATTTGAGGTAGTCTCTTGTAATAATCTTCAAGATACCAGTAGGCATGATGAATAGGGCTATTAGTAATAGTCCACCTAGCCCTTTCAATTAACCTGGCCATAGTGTCAGCAAATGTTTGGACACCTCTTAGAGCAACATCCCTAGTCACCTGTTCTATTTGTTCCCTCCCCTCCCTCACTAACTCATCCCAAACATTCCTTGCAATTGTATGAAACAAACTAATTCCCCAATCAGTAATAACATTAACAACATAACTAAAAGTTGAAACTCCAGGAAAATAAATATCATAAAGATCATGAGGAATCCAGGGGGCTAAGGCCATATTTCTGTTCACAACAGATACTTCGTGTCTCAGTTGTATCCCAGCAGCAACCAAAGAACTCGCACCTGAAACAGTTTGAAAAAGAACTCCTAGGCCTACTACATCTTGGAAAAATCCAGGCATAGCAGAAAGCAAGGAGAAGGATTCAGCTGATAATCCTAGGGAGGCTAAGGCATCTAAGGGGCCTAGTGATTCCACCAGCATTAGACTAGTCACTTGAGCTTCCACAGATGCTGCTGCTTCACCCGCGAGTATGGCTTCAATTCCAAAGCCTGTTGATGCACTTAGCTCTGGTAGGAGTTGGATAAGATCCACAAGAACTGATAAAACACCTCCCATTGTCCCTAAAAGAGATGTAAAAAGACTTACCGTTAGGCCCAAAGTTTAAATTTCGCGCCTCTTCTTAAGATGAAGTTGGGAAAAACAACCTAAAAAAAGCAGGTTACTATGGTTACTCAGCCGCAGTCACTCAGGAAATGAGCCCTTGTGGTTGTGACAGGAACCTGATAAGGGACCTCGTTGCCTAGCAACCGCAGGTGGAGAGGAAGTGTGTGGCAGGATGCTGACATTTGCAGATTTCCTGTTTCAAAGTTAGATAACCACTAGGGTGCGCGGGCTTTTTTTTTTGAGATAAATAGAGGCTTGGAGGCCTTCAGCCTCTCATTCCCTGGAAGAAAAAGGGAGAGAGTTTTGGCA